ATCATCACCACCAAGATTCATAGTGGTTGATATCTCACAACTAAATCTATCTTTGTGTCTTTTAAGTTCATCGCCTTTTTTATAAATTCTTGCATAAGTATATGCAGGATATAATTTTAATCCTGTAGCTTTTTCCATACCTGGTTGACATTTAAGTAATAAGGTTTCCATAGCCATATTTGCATATTGAGAATATGTATTTGGTATCTGTCCGTCTGGCTCTTCATAGTATCCAAGTATATTTTCAAAAGGTGAAAAGTATTTAGCAGCCCTACAAGTATCATAAACCTGTTTTTGCATCATAAAATAATTTGCAATAAAAGCTGCTAGGTCTTTTGATATTGCTTGTTTGATAACTGTGTATTTATTTTTTTTAAAACTCATATTAAAAATAATTAAAATTAATTACTATTCTGTTATTACAATTAGTTGAATTAGTTCCAAAATGTTTTGATTCCGAAGTAAATAAAACCATTCTATTTGCTTTACTTAAAATCTTTTCTTTACCTATTACTGTATATCCATCATTATCGTTAAGATAATAAAGAGCAATTTTACACTTAAATTTTTGATCTGTATGATAATCAGATTCTATAATGTTTTCTGTGGGAGGATTTAAATTAGCTTTAATTCTTATAAGAGATAATGGTTTTAATTTATGTAATATAGGTTCAAGATTATTGAAATAATTAGAATTAATATTATTACTTACATAAAAGATGTGATTAAATTGATAATCAAAAAGTTTAGGGTTATCTGTTGCCTTAACTTTTCCTTTAGTAAAATACCAAGGGAAATCTTTCGCCTCCATTATTGTTTTCAAAATAATGTGTTGGTCTATATCTAAATAATTATCAATAACCTTATACATCTTTAGCCATTTCTTTTGGTACAGCTTGTATATTCCAGTGTATAAACCTAAATGGTTCTTTACCGTGATCTACAGAATATTCATGTTCTAGATAACCTGGAAATATAATTAGTGTCCCTGGTTTTATTTGTATATGAAAAGTTTCGTGACCGGGCCACACACCTTTTAATCCTGGTTTCATTTTTAATTTCGTACATCTTGCACCAGTCTTTGGTTCATGAAATACTGGCATCGATGTCTTATCACTACACTTTAAAAAATAAAAACCTGATACATGTTGATTCCAATGTATGTGTGCTGAATGATGACCACCACCTTTTTTAGCAAACTCTTGCACCCACATCTCACTAAACAGAGTTGTGTATTGTGACATGTCATAACCTTGATGGTCTAGATATTCCCAAGATTTTTGACCAACGTAATTTCTAAAATCTAAAAAATCATTGTCAGCTGTAAGTGGTGTTGAATGATATGATCTTCCAAAGTCACCGTATTTTTTAATATATTCTTTTTCTCTTTTACGAGAATCAACAATATATTTATTACTTGCTTTGTTTAAAGATTTAACAAACTCTGGTTTTTCCTCATTCCATATTACGGTTGGAAAATAACTATTTATAAACATTATTTAAAAGGCCTCCCTAAATGCCATACTACAAGACTATATCTTGTGCCTGATGTTACTGGTTTAACTCTATGCCACACAAATGAAGGAAACACAATGATAGAACCTTTAGGCAATATCTCTTTTGCTCTTCTTAAATGTTTTGCTTCATCTCTCATATGTGGATCATAATTTCTAAAATCAAATTCTAATTCACCACCTGTGTATTCTGAACCATCTGTTAATTGACAAGTCATAGATAGTTTTCTAATTTTACCTTTGTCAGGTCCTTCTTTTTCATAAGGTTTATCCCAACTATCACAATGCCAATCATAATATTGGTTGTGTTTATATTTTGTAAATTGACAAGATTCACTTCTTTCCCAATCAAAGTTCCAACCAGCTTGTCTATTTGCTTCGTGAACATATGGGTGTAATTCTTTATAGATCCAGGTATCATTTAACCAAACTAAATCAGAATTTCTTTTTCTTTTTAAATCTTTAACTTCTTCATTGTTTAATTTTTTATCACCATACCCACCAGTCCTAGCCATTGTTTCTTTTTGTTGAAGTGCATATCGTATAACATCATCACAAAATTTAGGTGTCAATACACCACTAAAATACCAGTAGTAATTAAGCATATTCATAATAATTCAAACCATCCAGTTGCAATATATTTTTCTTGAGTAGGAGATACTACACCCCTGTGTGGATGTGTAAACTCAGCTGGCCATAAAACAAGATCTCCTTTTATAGCAGACAGCGATACATTTTGATAAGGAAATTCAGTCCCACCTTTATCAGTAACCGTATTTAAATATAGCATATAAGCTAAAATTCTTTTAGGGACATCTGAACCTCTCTCATAATGCAGAGCGGGATATCCTCCTCCCGGTTTATAGTGTTGGATATGATTAATCGTGTAAGTCCGCATATTGTCTGTTATATTATATTTATTACAATAATTACCGACACACTCGCTTAATACATTAAAAAAATTTTTAATATTTTTATTTTGTGATTGATTAAAAAAATAGACATCTATAGAATCCTTAACTTCTTTATTAATACCGCTACTTGTTTCACCTATTACTCTATGTTCTTTATTTTTTTTATGATAGCTTATAAGGTGATCACAAAGTTTTTTTGGTGCTTTATATATCTCAATAAAATTATATGTATTCATATGTTATAGTTTGTACAAAATTCAAACTATCCTTTTGATTATTAGTTAAGTAATACATACAAGTTGATGGAAACATTATAAATTTATTATCAGTTAATGGTATATCCCAACTTCTTCCTTTACGTCTATTATCTTCATAGTGTATTCTAACCATACAATCTTTTACATTTACACCATATAAAAGTGTATAGTCTGGTGAATTACGTAAATCTACAGGATCTATATTTAATAGAGGAATTGTAATCTCTTTAGGCTTATACATATTGCCCCAAGTTTTTTTATTAATTAAAGTAAAACCATAATCTAGATTTATGTGCTCTCGAATATAGGTGCTTAACATATCCCAAGTTCGTGAGAACGGAAAAGATTCTTTTTTAATGATTGATTGTAAGATATCTGATTGTAATTTATCTCGGTCAATATCCCAATCTTTGGGCATCGCCACATCACCGTAATATAAACCTATTTCTGATAATACTTTCTTTTGCATACCACCACCATTTTTAATATATGCTTAATCGTCTGTCAAGTCCCAGGATTGACTAGATTCATTCCAAGTATATCTCTTGTTTGCAGATTCTTGTTCTTCTGTCAAAGCAGGAGCATCACCAATCGGTGACTGCCATCTAGCATCAGTTGTATTTTTTACCCAAGAAGCATACGGTTTTTTAGGCCAAAAGATTTGATTATCTTCGTCCCACTCAAAACCTATACCTGCATAATTTCCTCTGAATGCTTTTGAATCATCACCTGATTTATGTTTATTACCTACTGTATTGTAAGATGTTTGAACCCACATTTGTGCAGGCCAATTGTTATGTGTTTCTAAATATTGTTGACCTACTGATTCATCCTCAACACCATCAGCATTTTTCATGTCCTTGTCATCAAGTGTTAATACTTGAATAACTTTACCGTTAGCTCCTAGTTTTGCAAAATGTGCCATAATGTTTCTCCTTATATATTAATTTTAAATACTAGTAAATACATATTAATTTTGAAATTTGTATCTAATAATAACAATTCCTGAACCACCAGCAGCAGATGCATTGTTATTACCCCCACCACCTCCACCACCACCAGTGTTAGCAGTTCCATTTGCACCGTTTAAATTTGTGCTATTATTACTTGTTCCACCTAATCCTCCACCACCTAAACCACCGTTAGCTCTGTTTGGACTTAAAGGTATAAGTTGATCTCCACCACCTCCTCCGCCACCACCAGAGAAATAGTAAAAAGAACCACAGTTTTGACCAGAAGTTCCAAAAGCATCTGGTACTCCTGCACCATTACCTCCATCACCTCTACTACCAGGACCACCCACTGTTCCAGCAGCAATAGCACCACCGCCACCACCTGCCGATACTTCACCACCTAAATTATTTCCTCCAGGATTTCCTTGTGGAGGACTTACCGGTGGAGTATTTCCTGCTCCACCTGGATTTGGTTGATTACCTGGGGTACAATGCGCACCTCCTCCTGATCCGCCAGCAACACCTGCAATTTTAGGTACGCTAGGTCCACCACCGCCTCCACCACCAGCAGATGTTATTGTTGAATATATTGAATTAGATCCGCTTACTCCTGTTGCACAGTTTCCTCCTCCCGCTCCTCCTGCTCCAACTGTAATTGGAAAACTAGCTACTGTCGCTGTTTTAGCTGTAGGTGCCGTCAAAGGTTTTGCTGGATATGTTACCGGAGCTAAAGAAGGTGATGCATATCTAAATCCACCTGCACCTCCACCTGCTCCTCTATCTCTTCCACCGCCACCACCACCAGCAACGACGATATATTCTACTTCATTATTTCCAGCTGCGTTTCCAGCAGCAGTAATTTCAAATGTTCCTGGACCTGTAAATGTATGGATTTTAAAATCACCAGAGGTAGCAGTAGAATTACCACCTGTAGCAGCAACATAAGATGCTGTTGGTGATTCTGATTGTAAACCTGAATCTGTTACTAACCAACCTCTTGTTGAATCTATAAATACTAATGTTACTGCGATACCCTCTTCACTTAAAGTTCCATCAATTTCAGCACCACCTATTTTAGAACCATTTCTACCAAGTGTTACTTTATTTGTATCAAAAGTATTTGCATAATCTTTTACCGCTACAATATCTCCAGCGCTTGGTGATGCAGGAAGTGTCACCGTAATCGCTCCTGAGGTTGTATTTACAAAATAACCCTCTCCATTTGATGCCGTAAAATTTGATGTTTTGACAGTTGTCTGCCAATCAACAGTTCCTGTTCTACCCATTCCTGAAGTAGTTACACCTGATCCAATAGCAATAGTATCTCCACTATCCCCTAATGTTACTGTTCCACAATTTGTTCTTGGACTAATTTTAGTTACTTTTATCTCACTCATAATCTACCTACGAAACCTTATACCTTATTATTACTATACCAGATCCACCTGCACCACCGCCCTGTGTTCCTGGTTCTCCTGTTCCACCACCACCGCCACCAGTGTTAGCTGTGCCATCATCACCTGCGCAAGTACCTGAAGATGCAGTTGCACCATCTCCGCCTCCGCCTGAACCACCGGAACCACCTGAAGCTGAAGATCCACCACCTCCACCTCCGGCTCTTGTTAA